GACGGCCATGACTTCCTCCTTTTGTTGTGTTGAACTTTCCCCGTCCTCCAAACTTCACGCTACTCGATGCACTCGATCTCAACCACCTTCTCGTCTTCGATCCGGGTGGCGCCCATCGTCCACTGCAAGAGAACCTGCATGGAGTTGCCCTTCGTCGGGAGACGATCAACGCTCGTCACCAAGTCCTGGCCGACGGCGAGACCCATGCCGCTCTTGACGTAGGCGAGACAGAACCGGCTCGTCGAAACCTTCGGGAGCCGTTGCGTCCGCAGGAACTTGAACGAGGCGAACGTGTCGATCTTTCCTTCCGCCAGCGCCTTGACCGTGTTGTAGTCGGCGCTTTTGACTTCCGTGAGATTCAGGGCGTTCTGAATCTGCTTGGCCGTGACGATCATGTACCGCTCCTCATCCGGGTCAACATCCGCCGAATCGAGAATGTACTGCGCTTCGAGAATCTTCGCCACGGTCAGGCCGGTCGCCGAGGCCGCAACTTTCTGCGCACTCGGAAGTGGGATGACCGTCGAGCCATCCTCGCCGCCGTATGCGTTTCCGCGGGCGGCCGAGATGATCTCGTCGTCGATGGAACGACCCATCGCATACGAGCCGTTCGTGACGTAGGAACTGGTCGGATTGATGAGCATCCGGACCAAGTCCTGCGGGTCCACCAGATCCGCCCATTCCTTGTCCTTCAGCGCGACGCGCCGTCTGGAATGAGGGGTGTTGGTGTAGGTCGTGTCGGCATGACGGCTGGTGCGATCATGCGCGATCGTTCCGCCGATGCGCTCGAAATACGCCGTCTTGCCGCGGCAGGTGTCTTCTGACACCGTCGAGCGGAGACGCGAGCCCTTCTGCTGAGAAAGCAGAAAGACGTTGTTTTTGTACTGCTGAACCTGAGCAGTTGTGACTTCGATGGACATGACAGCCTCCTGAATGTTGGTTAAAAATTCACTTCACATTCGGGAGGCTACCCGGAAACCGGACCTTCCTCGCCTACGGGGCTACCGGGGCGGCTACGCCCATCTTTCCGGGCTGTTTCCAGTTATCCGGAGTCGCTTATCCTCAAGGCTGTGCCGTGATGGCACCTCTTGGATAGGCGGCTTCAAACAGCCGAGTCATCTCGGCTACTGCGTCAGAACGTCCCTTGTGATACGGATGGGACTTGTCCTGATTTATTTCAGAGATTCTAGCCAATGCCTCCTGGCTTGTCAACGTCAAAGATGAAACTCCCCCACTTCCGTCAATCGTCCTGTCGTCGATGAGTTTCTTTCCGATCTCTGCCATAAGCATGATGAACGCCGGATTGTCCTCAAGCCCTGACTCCGCAAGGTTGGTGCGAATGTCATCCGTCGCGATCGACTTGTATGCTCTCCGGGCGAGATTCAACCTCTCATCGAACGCCGGACCGAACGCTTCCTTGAGTTGGGCAACGGCCTGCTCTTGAGAGTTGGCCTTTTCGGTGGCTTCTGATTTTGCAACCTCAATATCCTGAGAGTGAAGCCACTGGAGAACTTCTTTCGCTTGGGTGTCTGTCAATCCCGACTTGAACGCTCTGTCGTAAAACGCCTTGATGCGGTTCTCGTCCGGAGAATATCCCTGCGGAAGTTGAGACGTGTCAAGTTTGGAGTACTTGTCAACGGAAGCGGGGCGACCGAGACGGACGTGAAACTTCTCCTTTTCCTCTGGAGGCGCGTCGTCCGTCGGGATGCGAATGGATGTGCCTATGTATTTTTGTTGATCAACATAAATTTTTGCTAGTGTCTTTACATCTGGGACAGTAGCAATGTTTGGGTCTGTCGCGAGTTCACTTGGGAGAGAAGTCTTCCAATCCGAAACGGTGGCTGTGGGTGCCGTTTCCGGCGCGAGGGTGGACATGATGACCTCCGTTGGCTACCGAGTTACGGGACCGGTGGAATTACCGGCTTTCCCTTCCTCGACCAAATACTTGTCTGGATTCTTTGCAACTTCGAGCATCTTCAAGATTCTGAGAATCACGTCACGTTGTCCCTCGCGAAATGCCGTCTCGTGAGAATCTCCCCTGAAATGACTCGTGCGAAACATGAACGATCTCTGGAGGTCTTCGAGAACTTCTTTCCCGGATGGACTTTCGTAGGTGATTTGAAACTGTTTTGCGATCTCGTAGAAGTTTTCAGAATTCACCTTGCCCTCCCGCACCGGTGGCCTTTATTAGTGGAGCCATGTCCCTTGCATTCTGCGCCTGTTGCGCCTGCATGGCCTGTTGATTTTGCTCCTCGATTGCCTGCGCCCTCGCCGCCCTGATATTTTTCACATCCTTCTCTCCCCTCATGGCGTCAACCGGAACTCCTAGACGCTCCCTGTTGATTTTGGAGATCTTGTCTGTGTTGACGACATCGGCTGTCTCTGGACGAATGCTGATGAGTGGCGCGAGCGACTCAATCCATCGCTGAATTGCGAAAACGTCCGTTGACTTCTGCGCCCTGGCAAGCGGACCGAGATACTCGATCTCGACCGGCCTGTCGCTTTCCAAGAGTTCTCTCTTGAGAACGTCCGGAGGTTCGGGGAACTTGTTGGCACGGAGAAGGATGTTGAATGACCGCAGAATGGTCGGTTCAAGCAACTCCGTTCCAAGTCTTCCAACGGTCGGACCGAGAAGACGATTCATCTGTTCGACGCGCCGTTCGATCTCCGTGGCCGTGGCTGGTGTTCCCTGAAAAGGAGGAAGTTGCCACTGGTCGGCAAAGAAGCATTCCCGGATGGACTGTCTGATTTCCTGTGACTTGATCTGAGAAACTTCGTAACTCGGAGCGATGTTGATTGGCGTGATGGAATCCGAGTCGCGAACGTAGGTAATTCCTCCTGGCGTCATGCGAATGCTTCCAATGACACCATCGTCGCGAGCGAGAAGTGGAGGATCAATTTTCTTCGCCCACATCTTGAGTTCGAGTTCCTTCGCCTTGTTGATGGTTCTGACATCTGGAAGAGCCTTCATGGCTGGTGAGCGTCCGTAAATTTCTCCGGAGGTCTTCGCCCAGCGTGCGACGGCTGTTGGAAATTCTGAATACCCTCCCTCGCTGACGATTTTCCTATCGTCGCATGAAACGTACACGCTCGAATACGCCATGAGTTCATTCTTCACGTCCAACATCGTCCTCGGACGAACGGCATGAACGAACTCAAACAGCGTGTATGGGTCTTTCTGCAAGGCGCTTCTGATTTTGTCGGGAATGTTTTTCTCCCCGAACTTTGCGGCGGCCTGTTTCGCCGTGTATTTCAAATTCCTAAAAATTTCGTCGGCAAGTCCGTGTTCATTTTCCTGAATCCGATATTCAGCGATGTCAATGGTTTTGAAAATGAGACGGAACCTACCGAGACGATCCTTGCCCTGCTCTTGGATGACGGCGCACGTTCCAAATCCTCCAACGTCCAGATATGCTTCGTGAAATTCCGCTCCGAAGTTGGAAATCTGGTACTCGAAATAGATCTGCTCGGCGGCCTGTTCCATCCACTTCATCGAGTCGTTGTCGTTGGCAATGTCGGTATTTCTCGGGCGGAGAGAAAACCAGCGAATTGACTGCGACGTGAGACTGGAGTTCAATGATGCGGCCATCAATTCGAGGGCATGGATGGCGGTGGAGTCATAAACGTACTCCATCTGTCTAGATCCATCAGCCTTGACGGACGTGATGTTGGACTTTCTCGGGATGACGTAGTCGCCGATCTCTTGAAACAGCGAGTCAAAATTGCTTCTGGCCGAGATGAGTTTGTCGCGCGTCGAAATAATTTCCGACGCAAGTTCGATCTCTCTTGACATTGTTCACCTCATGCCTGATAGAGCCGAACCTGAATGCTTCCGCTTGTGAAATCTCCAGTCTTGACGCCAGCCCGGTAAAATTCATTCGCTCCGGAGAACCCGACTCGCTCCGTTGACGTTGTATATGGACCATCTGGAAGATCTCTCCATGTCGCTCCGTCTTCCGATCTCTGAACCGTGACCGTCGCCACGGCGGCCGGCGCAAAGATGATGGAAAGGTTGAACTTGCCCGGCTTAATTGCCACCGTGTCCGTGAACGTGTTCTGCGCCGTGATTGTTTTGTAACCCGTGTCTGACTGA